AATTGCCAAAGCTATCCCCAGTCCAGCCCCCCATTTGACTATGCCTTCAACTAATGGTTTATTTTCTTCAACCCACTCTTTAACTTTACCTACCATTTCAACAGCCTTTTCTATTAGAGGAGTAATAGCAGGGATTAGAGTATCACCAATCATCCTTCCTGCACCAGCTAAAGAACCTTTTAAATCAGTCATTCTATCGGTAAAATCAGCTGCCGCAGTAGCCGCCTCAGTAGATATAACAATCCCCAAATCTTCGGCTTTTTTCATTAATTCTTCTATACCATCTCCACCCATTTTTAAGAATGGGATTAATTGCGGTCCAGACCTTGCACCAAATAAATCCATAGCAAGAGCAGCTTGCTTAGTGGGATTTTCTATAGCAGCTATTTTAGTGGCAGCTTCCTTTAGAACATCAACGGTAGGTCGTAAATTGCCTTCGATATCTACAACAGATATTCCTAATTCTTCAAAGGCTTCTTTAGCTAAACCTGTACCCTTCTCAGCGTCATCCATACCAGCGGTAAGAAACTTTAATCCAACTTCTAACCCTCCAATATCCGTTCCTGTTATATCTGCAGCATAAGCCAGTGCCGATAAATCTTCTACTGCAATCCCGGTTCGCAGACTCATCTTATCGAATTGGTCACCAACATCAGCAGTCTTTAAGACAATAGCAGTAAAGGCGGCTGTTACAGCCGCCCCAGCAACGGCAACAACTTTACCTATTTTCCCTATTTTGTCAGAGAAACTGATTACGTTTTTACCTGCCTTATCTAACTCGCCTTTTAATTTACTCGCATCACCGATAATATTAAGCTTTAATTCTTCAGCCAATTATTTTCTCACCCCCATGAAAGCCAAAAATGCCTTATAAAAAGTTATTTTCTGATCATAGACTTCTCGAGCATCTTTCATTATCCAGTCTAAATCTTCTAAGGGGATTGCAAGGATATCTTTATAGCTATAATTATAGCTATAAGATAACACCTTAAATATTACCTCGAACCCCCCGACCGAAAATATTTGCTTAATCCGGCTATTTGAACGATTGCATTTTGCACTCTTTCAAACTCATCAATATTAATCATCTCTTCAAACTGATCTACGGTTATGTCTTTTGCTTCCGGATTCCATTTCTTAATTACAGTCAATAGAGTATAAAAACTATAATCGAAAGTTTCAATGTCATCACCATCTTTTAATTTCTTTTTTTCTATGTTCAATCTCTTGATATCCAACATAGAAAGAGGTTTAATGACATATTCCTTATCCCCTATTTTAACCGGAGAAGCATATTCTACATCCTCAGTTTTATCTACCTCAAGAACTGGTTGAGAACTTTTCTTCCCTTTAACTACCTTTAATCCTTCTAATTTAGACTCTTCTACCTTTTTAGTAACAACCTTATCTGACATTAATTTATCCTCCTAAAATATTTTAATGGGGATTTTGAGGTTCATCCCCCAAACCCTTTATATTATACTTTTAAATTAAGCTGCATATATTGCGACATCTTGATCATTAATTAAGCTAACTAAAAGAGCGTAACCAGCTGCATCGTATTTAGCTTTTCCGGTAACTGAAACTGATAGCCTTCCTGGCCCGCCAATATTTACAGGCCATGCTGTATATCTAAGTAATGGAATATCAAATTGTAAAGTATATGGAGTATTAGCTGCATCGGCTCCTACCTTTGCACCTTGGAATAGTATTCTCATCTGCCGTTCAGTTCCATCCAAGAAATGGTTATATTCTGTCTTATCTGTAAAATCTACAGTAAAACTTATAGGTATATCCCTATAGCCAGTTCTGATTATCTTTCTTGGAATAGCTGTATTGTTTAAAGAATACTTAGCCGCACATTTATTATCCCAGTTTAAAGTAAAACTTTCTATGTCATTATATCTATCTCCTGGGTCTGTTACTCCACCTAAATATATCTTAGCATTCTCCCAAACAAATGGATTAGTAGTCTCTAAGGATAATGCAGTCGGATCTACATACCCGGCATTTTTAGCTATTATTCCTAAGTTAGCCTTCATAATTTTATCAGATACAGAGAAACTAAAGTTCATTGTATTAACTACACAACCTAAAAATTCATAAGCCTGACCCTCATCTTTAAATATTTCAAAGGTGTATGGAAATAATGGGGTATCTCCTGCACCACCAGCAAACTCTTGTGCTAAGGTCTGCATTGGAGTAAATACATGCTTTTTAGCTATATTTGCCTCTCCAACAATTACCATTCTTACATCATCAATCCGAATAGTGAACTCTGCTAAATCTGCACCTAATCTAAGCCCTATTGATATTACATTATCCCAATCCTCACTATCTAAACTACCTGTAGCTACTGTTACCTCTGTCCAAGTATTTGCAGCTAAAACACCAACATTAAGCACTTTGGGTGCTGCAGCACATCCTCCAGTTTCTGAGAACAGTATCTCCAAATCATCTACATTTGTCAGAGCTATACTTGTTTTAATCCAGAACTTTAAAGCGGTAGCTGTTCGCATACTTACAGGATCAAAGTCCTCATAAGCTAAAATAGTGGTATCGGGTGTACCTGCAGGTACGATTAACTTAACACAAGCTGCACCTTTCTTTTTATCGGTAGCATCAATAGTTCCATATATAGCTGCATTATGTACCCAAGCATCATCACAATTTTCAAGTTCAGTCTCAACACTATCAGCAGCTACAGCAGCAGCAGGAGCACCTAAAGCACTTCTCAAGATATGGCCTATACTTACCGGATGTACTTCTAAAACAAGTGGACCACCAAAAGCCCTTTGACCTTGATAGGATCTTGGTTCATCTAATACTCCTCTTTGTATAGCACTTAATACATCTTCTATATCCCTGGTTAGACCTTCAGATACAAACGGTAAAAAAACATCATTATTACCTGCTACTCTCGCTCCCCAAGTTGTTTCTTTCTTTATACCTACGTGTCCGCGTGAACCCTGTGGCATTTAAATCACTTCCTTTCTTTTTAGATTTTTTTTCTTTTTTTACTTTTACTTTTATCTTTACTTTTTTAACCTCGTCGAAATAACCGGAATCAAGATATCTTTTTGCCTTCTCCTCATCTCCAACTACCACAAATTGATTAGGTGTAAATATCCCTATCCCGACTATCTCAAGTTCAGAAGTTCTATTATATTTTAATAACATAAACATCACCTTCCTTTTTATTCTCTGGTCACGAAGCTCTGTCTTAGAGTGATTCGCATGTCAATTTCCACGCCTCTAAATGGGAAAGAGCCAAAATCAAATCGAGTGTCAGGAAAACTGAAATAAAGACATTCTCCGTCTAAATCTTCATTAGCTCCGAGGGCTTTTTTAATATCAAAATTTAAATCGAGAATACCCTTGTTAGTAGCATCCCCGACTATCTGTTTGTCCACATCATATATTTTGATATAACCGAATATAGTTATAGTAAAAGTTATTTCTATTCCGTGTGGCATTGTAATTGCTTCTTCTGGGGAATTAGTAGGCTCAAGAATTAAAACTGGAAACATATTTGTTGGGATATTATCTCTCGTTCCACTATATACTACCTTAATATATTTTTTTAATTCTGTATCTTCTTCTAAAATAGATTTTACTTTATTGAAAATTGTTTCTAATTTCATTTAATAAGTTCTCCCAAATACTCAGTAAAGATTTTAACGATATTTTTATTGTCTTCATCTTGAAATAATAAGAATTTCCGTTTAGGGATTTTGACTGTTCCTTTACCGAACATTTTAACAGTCCCACCAGTCTGGTGTATTCCCATATACTTTACATCTGTTCCTACCTGTGCCTTCGTATTAGATATAGGCTTATAAACTATAGAACCTTTGCCATGTCCTGTATCCTGTAATATCTTTGCACCCTTGCCATTTTTACGCCTCATAGATAAGGTCATATCGGATAATGGTGTCCATTTATCCGGTCTTCCTTCTGCTCTAAAGTTCTTATCAATAGAACCAACCATTAATATTCCTGCACGTTTTAAAGGAATACGTAAGTCCTTAGCCTTATCCCCCGCCTTTCTTAATAGAGCTTTTACTTTCTCATCGCCATCGATGTTATATTCAATTAATGCCCCACCATTAGTCATTGGCTAAATCCTCTAATTTATCAGAATCGATTGCCCAATTAGTCTCGTCCCTCTCGTCAAACGTCCTTTTATAGTCTTTGGTAGAAGATTTGACCCCACCTATTTCAACATCAACTTCCTCAATCTTTTTCGTCCCGGCTGCAATCTCTTTAAGCATTTCCTTAGCATCTTTATATCTGTCAATCCAGGCATTAATCGATGGTGTATTCCCGGCATAAAGTCCCCGCATGACGTAGTAACTCGAAATATCTTCACTCAAGGATTTCACAATAGCCGGAGTAACCTCTAAAGCATCCAGGGCAGCCAATAGATCAGTAGAAAAGGCTGCCCTGATTTCTGCATCGGCTTTTATGATGGCCTTTGCCAATAATGCGGTAGGCACATCAGTCGTGGCCATACTTATATTAGTTAATATATCAGTTGTTACACAAAAAGCCATAAATTACTCCTTTTATTCTGGGGATGTCATAAGACACCCCCTTTTAGTTATAAGCTAATTAATTTAAATTGCTGGTGTATTTGGAATTGTGTCTATTGCCCCAGCCATATTAAATACATTATCTACAGCATAAGTTTCATCTATAGACCATCCACCAATTGTTGTCTCTGCACTTATTCCTCTGTTACCTATAACATTAAATACGCTGACATCTTGTGTTTTGATAATCTCATCAGCCACCTGGATAAAGTTGTTCATTATCAATCCACGACTCATAGCTCCAGCAACAGTAGCAGTAGCAGTTTCTACTATTCCGTTATCTGCTCCACCAATAATTGTGTTATCTACTATTCTTAGTCCAGAACAATCACCTGCTCCAATGTCAATAACATCACCACTAAATGCACCTAAAAATTTGCAATTTTCAATTTTTCCCATTGGGGAAGCGGTAATATCTATAGCACTGGGTGCAGTAATAGCCCCCCATACACCAATAAATGTACAGTTATGGAACTCTATCCCGGAACTTGTACTTGCTAATATAACAATGTCTTCGCTGGTAGTTTTAGGGAAAAAGTTAATATTTATAAATCTTGTGCCATAATTACCGGCATTTGCAGGTTCATGGTTTCCTTGAATCCCTGCTCCGATATAAGCATCACATGAGCCAACTCCTATAACATCACATTTATTAGGGAATATATCTAAGTCTTCTACAAGTCTATCACCTTTCACAAAGATGGTATTTCTTGATGCGTAACCTTTCATATCAGCGTTAGCTATACTGGCATTACTTGCAGTAATTGCGGAGGCTAATGTCAGCTTTGCTAAATCCCAACTTGAACCATCATGATCATCATCTCCGATATTACCTTCGACATAATATATTTTCCCCTGTATCGCTGCCTTACTTAGTGCCGAATATAAATCAATGCCATCTATAGTTGCAGAAGGGAAAACAACCTTCCTATAAAATTTATCAATTCCCATGATATTTAATCTCCTTTCGTTTATAATCTTTTAAAAGGGGGGACATTAAATCCCCCCACCGTTGCTATTCTAAGTTGAATTAATTAAGTTATACAAGCTGCCATTTTGTAACTACAATCAACCGAAACTAATTTCTCATCAACTATCATTGAAGGTTCAAACCAATCACTATGTTTGGTTTCCATACGAGCCCTACGAGTTACATTTTTCCCGACTTTAAAAGTATAACCAAGAGAATACTTCTTGATCCCTGGTCTTGGTTCTATATAGGCAAGTATTGCATATTTTCCCCAGAGGTATCCGTATACCGCAGTCTGTCCTTCTTTTTTGGTATTGTAACCCGCTTCTCCGACTATTACTTTATCTACTCCAAATACACTGGCCATTAAGTCAGCGGTAACAATCCCCTTCTGGACATATTTAATACGATCCAGTATATCGGGATGGTGTACTAGCTTGTCATAAACTTGTTTTCCCAATAAAAGTGTATTCGGACTTCTGAATATCCTGCTATGAACATCTTGTTTTCCGGTTTCAATATCAGCGATAGGATCAGAATTGACATAATCCTCCCATTTCACAGTAATGGTAGCACCATTAACCATCGATGCTCCAGTTAGAAGATCGGCAATTCTCTTTTCTTGTGCAAGTTCGATAATATCGGTTAAAAATTCTACGGTATCCACTTCTAAATTTAAAGGACTATCTGCATTATTTCTTTCTCTATCATCGATTAAATCATTTAAGGCATGTTCTTTACAGGAATAAGTCCCTGTAGTTACCTTCCAATCTACAGTCTTTGATTCAGTTTTAGGGGCTCTTAAGGTTTCAGGAATCCTGAACCTATCAGCCTTAGAATTGTATATATAATATAAATCGCTTTCTTTCTTAACCGGTACAACCGGCATTAGCTGCAATCCTACATAGGCAGCGTTTTTATATTGTATTGAAATATTACTTAATATCGCATCAGTGTGAACATTGTTTAATTCTGGCATCTAATTTCAACTCCTTTCTAATTTAATATTTATTATGTTGTAGCATAATACATGTGAGTTAATAGAACTTCTACTATATCATTTTGAGCAGTAGCCGCTTCCAGGTCTATTGCTCCGGCATAATCTTCATCGGTAGTTACTGGAGTACCAGCTCCACCGGCAATAGATTTTATGGGGACTCCTTCATCAACCGCTGCATCCAAGACTAATTTAGAAGTACCTAATACTCTTACTCTGGCAGCTTCGCCAATACCGGGAGTATTCTGGAGAATTCCAATAGAAACTCCACCAGCACCACAAATTATGGCAGTACCATCAGTATCAAGAGTTATGAAACGGTATTGTTTTCCAGCGAGAGACGCTGCACCACAAACAAAAGTTATATCTAAAGCTCCAACAGCCTGAGACATATTTAACACCTCTTTTCAGTTTTATTTTTATTTTATTATTTCTTTTTTTCTTCAGTAGCGTCCAGAGTAGCTAATACCGCATCACGGTAAGATACCTCTTTATGTTCAGCCATGTATTTCTGGACCTTCTTTTCTTGACCGGTTGATTTATCGTCTTCATCTTTCTCTCCGCTTTTGCTCAGTTCAGCAAATATGGAGTCAGAGAAATTGGGTTGAAGTTCGATAAATTTTACCAGTAGTTCCCGCTGCGAAAGTTCAATCTCTTTCTTATCTTCCGTAAACTTGATTTTCTTTTCGTCAGAAGTTGACCCTATAAGAGTCATTAAAACTTCTTTCTGTTTAGGTAAGAATCGCATGTCTTTTTCGGAGCAGTGAGCATCGACAAAGGTTTTAATTTCGGCTTCTCTTTTTTCATTAGAGATTTTGTTTAGTTTTTCTTTTGCTTCTTTGGACTTTTTCTCTTCGGCTTCAAATTTTTCCTTGAATCCTTTGGCTTCCTCTTTCTCTTTTTCGATTGTCTCCTTTTCCTTTTCAATCTTCTCGTAATCTTCCACTGCGATAAATTTCTTTCCTTCTACTTCAGTGATCTTGATTCCGTTTGGCATAATATACACCTTCCTTTCTTTAGATTTTTCTATATGTGGTTGCCCCGGTCCGGGACGTTCGACCCTTCTCATTTGCCCGCCACATTCGGGACATTTTAATTCATCACAATGTTCATCGCTGGTCATTTTGTAACCGCATTTGATACATTCACAATTATATTTCTCTATTTTTTCATATATGATTATATTCGCTTTTCCATTACTATCATATAAGGCAGCAATATCTTTTAAGTTAGTTACCGCTGGCAAATCTCCACCCAAGAAAGCGATAGCAGACAAAACTTTATTGTATTTTTTTTTAGTTGATGGTTCAGTATAATCATAAAGTATCTCGCTGGATATCCTTTTATAAGCTCCGTTCTTTATCAGCTCGTATAAAACCTTTGGGACTTCTTTGATATTTACCAGAATCTTATCTCCCACTTTCTTTAGTCTGGTTATCCAGCCACCTGCGGGTAAGCCGGTACTTTGTAACAATTTTTGCTTATCGTCATGGCCTAATTTTACCATTGGCTTTAACCTATCGATAATCTCATTCGTATTATTTACTATATCTTGTATATCTGTATCGCTGATTTCGTGGCCATTCCACTTACCACTGCCAAACGCTTCTATATTTTCGAGCTTATAGGTTTGAGAAAAATTTTCTAACATTGCCAATTCCATAGTGTTTAAATTCCCCTGCGTTTCAGTTTTAGCCCAGTTACCTTCTTTGTCTTTTTTCCAGCCTGCTTTTTTAAGACCGGCCCAGGCTGTAGCGGTAGCCAAACCTTCTCTTTCAGCCCGGTCTTTGTATTGCTCAAAGGCATTATTAAATATATCAATCCAGGTTTTTTGGGCTTCAGCCGGTAATTTCTTTATCCCCTCTGGGATATTACTCGGAAATTTATAAGGCATTTAATTCATCTCCTTTATTTACTTCACTATATATTTTTATTATCCCAAAATGAATATGT